ACCAGTATAATTTTCTATTTCAGTATCTACTCGTGCTGTTGTAAAGTATAAATTAGATAAACCTTCTGGTAAATCATCAGTTGTTTTTGTAGCAAATCTGTTGTCAAAATTAGTATTTGTAAAGTATAAATTAGTGCTACCTTCTGCTAAATTATCTGTATTTACTGCGGCACCAGTTGTTGAGAAATACTTATTTGTGCTACCTTGTGGTAAATCGTCTGTTGTTTTACCTGAGAATAATGCATCTGGATCTACACCTATAACACCTGTTGAACTACTATATGTTATGGGAGATGTATTTGAGAAATGTGCTCTTACTTCACTTGCACTGGGTCCTGTATATGTAAATACACCTGTGGGTTGATCATATGTAAAGGAACCATCACCTCCGTTATCAGAGGCACTTACAGCACTTCTTATTACTGTATTTGCAACGGCGGCTAATCCGCCTACTGTGACTTCTGTGCTTGTAGAACTTACTGTTACATTGCTTTGACTGGTTGTTATACTTGTGACCAGTTGCCCACTATCTACATCACTTACTGCTACATTACTTAATGTAGACGCAACACTTACTACAGGATTACTTGCTGATACCGTTATATTAGCCATTTATTCTCCTAAAGTGGGTTAAATTGCGGTGATGTTTCTGTTGCTGGATCTCCTGGCGTTACTTCTGGTTCCCATCGTTCTAATATTGCCCAACGATGGAGTTCTGTTTGTGAGGGAGAATCGTCGGTTGTCCATTGCACACTTAACACCGTCATTACTACATTTGCTCTTGCGTTAGGTAGTAATTTACCAGTATATCTGTCATCTGGTATTGTTATTATCACTGTTCCTGTTGCGGCATCAGTTACATTTATATTTGCATCTGGTTGTGTAATTGTTGTTAAATTATCGAAATAACCAGTTACTGAGGTGTCTGCAAAATTAGGATCACCTGTTGTTCTATCGTATGTTACGGTGTTTAACAATACACTTTGATAATCTAACTGCCAACTATATCCGGCTATATTTGCACCACCAAATGAATATGTATATGATTTTTGATTGCTGGGGAACAATTCGATAACTTGAACATTATCCGCACCGCCCACATATTTTTTGAATGAAAGTAATTTTCCCGACATGACTACTCCTTAAGGGTAAGACTATTATGCTAAGGCATAACAGAATATTATTTGTTCTTTATATTTATCTAAATTGTTGCTTTTCTAAATGATGATATATATTTTACTATAACTGTGCCATTACCACCTTCTGTTCCGTCTAAAGATAATGCTGTATAAGAATTAAGTAAAGGAGCACCACCGCCACCACCTGAACCTGTGCCATCTTGTCCTTTTCTACCTATAATAGGATTTTGAGGCCAATTGTCAAAGGCAGTTCCAGGAGGATTTGCACCTCTTGTAAATATTGTTCCGTTATTGTAATCACCAGCACCCACACCGCCTACACTTTGAGTAGAACCGTCAGCATCAACATCTATACCACCTACACCATATATAGTGGCTACTGAAGGTGTGAAACCTATAGTTCCTGCACCACCGCCACCACCATATGCTAATTTATATGTGTTTCCTAAAATATCTGTAGTATAACCTTCAGCACCTTTACCACCACCATTTGCTGGAGTATCTGGGCTTTCTCCAAATTCTAAATCCTGTGTTGTAGCATTAAGACCATTTGTAGTCATAGAACCACCACCACCAGCACCAATTAAATAACTCTTATCAAATAAAGGTCCTGAACCGTATGTTGTTGATACTGCAAGACCACCATCATTTATAGTTCCTACACCTGCAGAACCTATTGTTATATTTGCACCTGTATAATCAGAATTTGCTAATATATGTCCTGCCGAACCACCACCTATAACAGCATTACCACCATTTAATTTATCTAAATCAGCACTATCTATTTCACCATTGAATTTTGCTAAGACTGAACCACCTTTACCACCACCTTGTGCAATAGTATCAAATATACTTGTATTTGCACCATCATTAGGTAAAGCATTTGTGTTAGATATACCTCCACTACCTCCAGTGCCCACTGTGACTGTATAATTTGCTAAAGATACTATATTACTGCTTTCTATTACCTCACCAGCACCGCCACCACCGGCACTTGCTAATTCTTGTTTTCCAACTGGTGTTGTGTTTAGATCAACGAATCCACCACCACCACCGCCTCCAGCGGTTAAGTATTCTACATTTGCTAAAGTGCTGTAGAAGTTAGCATTATCACCTAAATCTATAATATTTAGATTTGCACTTGCATTATATCTGTGAGCTGTATAATATTGATCTACCGTTATTATTTCATCACCACCTGTGACGGTCATTGTTTCTACATCTTCTGTAAATACGGTTGTGCTTGTTGCTTCTATGGGTGTTGCAGGAGAACCTGTTCTGATATCCATATAGAAATCCACATTAGCATTACCTATTTGATATAATTCTTTTGTTATAGTAGCATTACCTGTGGGATCTAATTGTATATTACCACTTAGTCCTTCACTATCTGTGAAATCACCTGTTGAAACATTACCTTGTAATGACCAATAGAATGTGGGTTGTGTTGTTCTATTTGCTGATATGTTAAAGTTGATAACATTACCAAGATTTACATTTGCTAATACCGGTGTTACTGATACTTCTGGTAATCCAGCGGCATTTACAGGTTCTGAACCTTTGAATTTGTTCTTAAAGAAACCAAATCTCTTCATTTATGCTCCTGGCGGTGTAGGCCATACAACATCTTCTTTGTTTACGGCACTTGTATTATTTGCAGGCACATCTCTTAATGCCTGTCTATATGTCTGCCATTCTGCTTTCTTTTCTGCACTTAAAGGGCTATCTTCGCCTTGTGTCCAATCAGTATCTTTAAGTAAATTAGTTCTGCGTTGTCTCATCCAGTATTGCACATTAAAGTTATTGAAAGGATTGTTTTGACTTACTACTTCTAATGTATCTAAATCTATTTTGTAATCTAAATTGTTTTCTACGAATCCATTTATACTTGCTAAATTAGGTGCCTGCTGTAATTGTAATGCCAATAAACTATCGCTCATGCGCCTGCAGGATTCTATTCTACCGGTGTTTGTGTTATATATTATTCTATGCATTATTCTTTCTCACCTTTTGTAATACGCTTCATTTCATATTTCATATTACCTACTGCTCTGGGGTATCCATTTGCGGTATCATCATCAAGAGTTGTAAATCCCTGTAATCTCATAGTTGCTGTTCTGGGCAACATATCTGCAGGTAATCCGTGTGTTGTGGGATCTAAAGATACTTTTTTATTATCATTTAATTGTGGTGGTATGCCTGTGCTTTCTAATGTTATTCCACCGCCTCCTGCTACATAGTTAGCCTGACTTGTTGAATTTGCAAAATTGATTGTGACATTATTACGGAATGCGGCTGAATACCCACCTGACGGAATAACACCTGCTAAATTACCAAAAGCATCAAAAGTATAATCACCTATATCTACACCTGATATATCATATACTTCTGGTGTTATTAAATCTTTATATACTGTTCCGCTATCTACATTTGTATTTGTTAAACCAGCATTTTCTAACTGAGCACCTGCACCAAATACTTGCATTGCTTCATTTACTATAACATTACCAAATACATTACCTGGTAAAGCAGATATGTTTGAATATCCATCAGTATATGCTTGTGGTATGTATATAGGAGGTATAATAGGTATCCTTGGTAAATCTATATTACCTATATCTGGTGTTTCAATTATATCAGGGTCTGTATAGTATCCATCTTGATATTCTAATGCTGTTATTTCTGCATATAACATACCTGTTTCATCTTGTCTTTCTGTTGTTCTTAACACACGGAATAATTTTTCGTCCCAACCATATAATGAGTTAGTCAATTTAATCACATCACCTACATCTGTTTGTATACCTGCGTAATCACTTACGAACTGAACTACGGTGCTGTTTCTACTCTGATTAAGGTCTATGTTTGCTAATCTTTCAGCACGGATATTGTCATTGATTAAATCTATACGATAATTTAACACATTTTCTGGTTCGTTTGCATTCCTGTCACCTACAGGTGTTTCAACCAATACCGTATTTGTTTGATCTTTACGATTTTGATCTGCAAATTCCACTTCAACACCATTATATAAACTATATAATTCAGTGCTACTTATATCTATTTTACTTACTATGTTGTCATCATTAAACACATAACAATTAGCCTTTTCAGCGGTGCTGATTGCTCTGTTAGGTATTGCTCTGAACTTACCTTGTTTTACATCAAATGTAAAGTATGTTGCGGCCGCTTGACATATTGTATCTATATTAGTTGTAGAAGGATTAAATGTGCTTAACACTCCATTGATTTCATATCTTTTGTTTGTTGTGCTTATATTTGCTTTATTTGTATAAGATACCAATTCATCACAGTATCCTTTCATTTCCACATTGCTGGTTCCTGTTATACTATTGATATCTAATTGTGCATTACTTAATCCTGCACCATAACGACTTGATGTCAAATAATCATATAACACATCACCAGGGTTTTGTAGACTATTAGTTAGTTCAAATGTAAAGTTAGGTAGTCCTGTTAAACCGTTTTCTGCATCATAATCTATTTGAACTACTGCAAATACCATTTCGTTTGCTGTATGATTTACTCCCCAGTGAGGAACAATAGTTGATGCTGAAGTAGATGCACCAGTTCCACTTTGTGGGAATACCACATCACTACCACTACTACCGCCTTGATAAACATTTACTCTTATTTTACCGTTATAGTTAGTGGCTGTGCTTTGATTAGGATCTCTGTGACTTATTACTGTATTACCAGAGAATATTAGTTCTACATCATTCATAAATATAGAACCCACTGTGAAATCACCTGATTGTGTGTTTTCACTTAATGCAATACAATATGTCATTGTCTGGTTTTGATTACTGATTGCGGCATCAAATATAGGCCCACTTGTAAATGCTTTACCATAGTGTATTGCTAATTTATTATTTGTGTTAGGTGCTAACTGAACTGTAACGCCTGGGTCTTTACCTGCTCCGGGCATTTCCGGTATTATTCCTAAAGCTCTTGCTGTTGCAACTGCTAATCCACCTGCTACTATATATCCGGTTGCTGTTGCTAATGCTGTTCCCAGTAGACTACTACCTAAGAAACCACCACCTGCAAATAATAGTGCATTTGTGACTGCTGTTGCTATCGCTGTGAATACTGCCATATCTTAACCTCTATATACCCAGTTGTAATCTATACTTTCCCAACCTCTTTCTTGTAATTTAAGATCAGGAGTGTTTGCTAATGTTGTAAGTGTGAAACTTGATATAACTTTGTTCTCTGTAAGTTGTTTACCTATTGTGATGTATTCGTGCAATAACCTTGCGCCTGCTGTTGTTCCTCTGTATTCTGTTTCCACCCACCATGCTATTTCAGTCATTCGCTTTATGTGTGGCAGCCATATATCGCCCTGTATACTTGCTAACAACATACCTATTACTTTACCTTCTTTCTCACATACAAGACTTATACCTTCTTTACTTAAATGATCAAGCAATCTATTCACATGCATATCACTGTATTCTGGTGATTGTAAATCTTCAACAGGATTGTTATTTGCGAAGTCAATCATCAATCGTTTGATGTCTTCATAATCTCTTATTGTTGCTCGTCTTACTCGCATTACCTTTCCTGTATTCTTTGTCGTCGACGATCTCCACCGCCTCCGCCGCCGCCACCACGGCCTCCACCGCCACGGCCATAACCGCCACCACCACCGCCTCCGGCTTGATATTCTTTACCGAAGTCAAAGGATATGTTATATAATTTAGGCACACGGTCAAATACTAGATCATTAGGGAATAGTCTTTTTCTATCGTCTGGATTTGTTCTTTGTCCACTTATACGATTTTCCAATAGAGTATTGACACTTGCACATGTTATAGTGACACTATTTTGTAATTCTATACCAGGTGAGAAGTCTTCTTGTATTGTAAAGTTAGTGATTATACCGCTAAATCTTTTATATATTTGTCCAGTATCTATTTCTTCTGTTGTAGTATCATAGAATGCTCTATATACATCTATGGTTCCACCTTTAACTGGTGTTGTAAGTATTAGACTTAAATAATCTTGTTCGCTTGGGATACCACTTAAAGTTATGCTTATATCACCATTTGTTGTTCTGATATCTTCAGTGAAAGGTGATATTTGTAAGAAACTACCTAACTCTGTATATGTATTACTATTATGCGTGACTGGCTTATATGCACTTGATATATAATATGTTGTTCCGTCTAAGTCTAAATCTATTAGAATACAAGATGATATATGATCTTGTTGTAAAGGTGTTATTGTTGTGGCCATTATGTTATTACCTCAATAAGATTAATTTTTTA